CCCTTATTTTTGCGTGCGCGGGTTTCGGGGGGAGGGGTACTCCCCTGGGCAATATCGAATTTCTAGATAACAGAGGATTTACAAGATGACAGGTACTCGCGGACCGCTGCCAAAGCCGACCGCGCTCAAGCTGCTGGAGGGAAACCCTGGCAAGCGGGCCTTGAATCTGTCTGATGGTGTCAACCCTCGTGTTGATATTCCATCGGTCCCCAAGCATTTGGGCGTCGAGGCTCGAAAAGAGTGGAAGCGCGTCACTCCGCTGCTGGAAGAATTGGGTTTGATCAGCGGCCTTGATCGGGCCGCACTGGGCCTCTACTGCCAGGCAGTTGGGCGTTTGTCTGAGCTGGAAACTGCTTTCAATGGGCAAGTCGCACGCCTGGTGGATGCTGGTGCCGACTATTCGGATGCTGTGTACCAGGCTAGCCATGCCATCACACCCAGCGGTTATGCCCAGCAAAGTGTGATCGTGCAGCTGATCAAGTCGCACCGGGAGCAGGTCAACCGCTACCTGATGCACTTTGGCATGAGCCCCGCAGCGCGTGCCAGGGTTCAGCCGTCGAACTATGTGCAGCCATCACTTCCCGGAATTGATGCTGCGCCCACCAGCTCGTTGGCCAACGGCTTTGCCAAGTTCGCAGTCGTCTAGTGAAAGACCATATTGCACTCGCGCAAGGTTACATGCGCGATGTTATGTCGGGCGAAATTCCGACATGTAAGTGGACCCTGCTGGCCGTAGAGCGCCAGATTCAAGACCTGCAGCGTGCTCAGTCCGATGAATGGCCCTGGGTGTTTGACCCTGCAAGAGCGGTGCGGCCCTGCGAGTTCATAGAGCTGCTGCCCCATATCAAAGGCAAGTGGGCTCGGGCCCGGAAGCTGATCGAGCTGGGACCGTGGCAGTCGTTTATCCTGACCACCATCTACGGGTGGGTGCACCGTGAAACCGGCCTGCGCAGGTTCCGAGATGTGTACCTGGAGATCCCACGAAAAAACGCCAAGTCAACACTGTCCAGCGGCGTGGCACTGTTCATGCTGACAGCAGACGGAGAGCAGGGCGCTGAAATCTACAGCGCTGCCACCACGAAAGACCAGGCGCGAATCGTTTTTGACGATGCCAAAGCCATGGCCGAGCGCACGCCAGATATGCGCACCTACCTCGGCGTGGCCATCTTGCAGCACAGCATCACGGTCGCGCACACCGCCAGCAGCTTCAAACCGCTGGCCGCCGAAGGCAGCACCCTTGACGGCCTGAACATCCACTTCACAGTACTGGATGAATTGCATGCTCACCGCAAGCGCGATGTGTATGACGTGATTGACACCGCCCGAGGTGCCCGTGAGCAACCTATCCTGTGGAGCATCACCACCGCGGGCACTGATCTCAGCGGCATCTGCTACGAGCGCCGCACCTACCTCACAAAGGTACTGGAAAGGGTGGTGGAAGACCACAGCACCTTCGGGATCATCTACAGCATTGATGAAGGCGACAACCCATTTGTTGAAGCCAGCTGGGCAAAAGCCAACCCCAACTGGCTGGTATCCGTGTTGCGTGACGACATGGAAGCCGCATCGCGCAACGCCGAGAACACCGAAAGCTCCCGCAACAACTTCTTCACCAAGCGGCTCAACGTCTGGGTGAATGGCGAAAGCGCCTGGATGGATATGGTTGCATGGTCCAGGTGTGGCGATAGCACCCTACACATGGGCGATTTCGCTGGTGAAAAGTGCTGGATTGGCCTTGATCTGGCGCAAAAGAAAGACTTTGCAGCCGTTTGCCTGGTGTTCCAGCGCGGTGACGTGTGGAACGTGTTCACACGTCTGTACTTGAACGAGCTCGCCGTACAAGAAAGCGGCAATGCCCACCTCAGCGGCTGGGCCCGCGCTGGCCATGTGCAAGTCACCGATGGCGACATCACCGACTTTGACGTGGTGGCCGAAGACCTGCGCCGCTACTGCAGACAGTTTGACGTACAAGAGATTGCCTTTGACCCGGCCCTCTCCATGTACTTTGCTGGCAAATTGATTGATGAAGGCCTACCCCTGGTGGAGATCGCGCAAAGAGCGCTGTTCTTCACCCCGCCATTGATCCAGGTAGAGAACCTGGTCCTTGAGAAAAAACTGAAATTTGACGGTAACCCCGTCATGACCTGGATGGTCAGCAACCTGGTGGTGAAAGTCAGCAAGTTCAACGAACTGCGCTCCCCCACCAAAGAGAGACCAGAAAACAAGATCGACGGCCCCATGGCCATGCTGATGGCACTGGGCCGCGCATTGGCCAACGAAGAGAAAGAGCCAGAAGCAGAAATAGTGCTCCTGTAAACCATGAACAACACCTTCAACCTCACTGCCCGCCAGCACACCTCCGGCGTACTCGGAAACTGGCTCGCACACAGGGAAGGCGCTGCCGTGCGTGCAGGCCTCATGCCCGGCATCTCCGCCCTGGGTGAAAACACTGTCACTACCAATCTCAGTGTGGACCAGCTCGCCAGCGCCCTCGGTGCTGCCAGCACCACCGCCAGCGGCGTATCGGTAGATGAAAACACCGCCATGAAAGTCACCACCGTTTACGGCTGCGTGTCCCTCATCGCTGGAACCATCTCCACCTTACCACTGCCCATCTACCAGCGCGATGGCGAAACCCGCAAGCGCGTGGACCACGATTACTGGTGGATGCTCAACGAGCAGGCCAATGACGACATCACCACCTGCACCGCGTTTGAATTCATGGTCATGTCCCGCCTGCTGTATGGCGACGGCTTTGCCCAGCTCCTGCGGGCATCACCCTACAGCCCCAAAGTCGTAGGCTGGAAACCCCTGCACCCCAACCGCGTGCAGCCATTCCGTGATGGCAAGACCGGCGACCTGTACTACCGCATTACCCCTGCATTCGGTGGAGAGCAATACGTGCTAGATCCGGCTGACATGCTGCACGTTCCATCCCTCGGCTTCAACGGCCTGCGCTCCCCCAGCCCCATCACCTACAACGCCCGCGAAGCCGTAGGCACCGCACTGGCTGCCGAAGAATTCACCAGCCGCTTCTTCAGCCAGGGAGCCACCTTCGACATCGCCCTCAAAACAGCGGGAAAACTCTCGCCAGAACAGGCCGAAGCCCTTCGCACAAGCTACCTTGCCCGCAACGGTGGCAACCGCAACAACCGCATCCCGCTTGTCCTGGCCGGTGGGCTCGAAGTTGAAAAACTCAGCATCACCCCCGCAGACGCCGCGCTCTTGCCGTCGCGCATGTTCACGGTTGAAGAACTCTGCCGCGTCTTCGGCGTGCCCCCGTTCATGGTGGGCCACACCGACAAAGTCTCCAGCTGGGGAACTGGTGTCGAGCAAATGGGCATTGGCTTCGTCAAATACACCCTGCGCCGCCACCTCACCCCCATAGAGCAGGAATTCAACCGCAAGCTCTGGCCCAGCCGCGCCAAGTACTTCGTCGAATACAACACCAGCGCCCTGGAGCGCGGTGACTACAAAACCCGCATGGAAGGCTACCGCATCGGCATGGGCAGGGCAGGTGAGCGCGGCTGGCTGGCCCCCAACGAAATCCGCAAATTCGAAAACATGGAACCCGTGGACGGCGGTGACCAACTCAGCACCGGCCAAAAAGACCAGCCCACCGATGCGCCCACCGACACCGCAGACAACCAAGGCACCACCCAATGACCAAACTCCTGCAGCTCCTGGCAGACAACCGCCAACGCACCATCCGCGCCAAAAGCGCCCCCATCATTGTCAAGAATCAGGCACAAGCCGCTGACGGATCCAGTGAAGCCACCCTCTACCTGTACGACAGCATCGTCTCCGATCGCCTGACCGCCGAATACTGGGGCGGCGTCTGCGCCCAAGACCTTGTGCCCCAGATCGCCGCTATCGAAGCCGACACTATCCATGTGCGCATCAACAGCCCTGGTGGTGACGTGTTCGCAGCCCAGGCTATCAGCACCGCGCTCAGCCAGCACAAAGCCCAGGTCATCGCCCATATCGACGGCATCGCCGCCAGCGCTGCCACCAGCATTGCCTGCAGCTGCGACCAGGTCGAAATCGCATCCGGTGCCATGTACATGATTCACAACGCATGGACCTTCGCCATGGGCAACCGGCTCGACCTGTTGGCAACTGCCGCCTTGCTGGAGAAAGTAGACGGCCAGCTTGCAGGCCAGTACCAGAAATTCACCAACGGCGACCTCAAACAAATCACCGACTGGATGGACGCTGAAACCTGGTTCACCGCAGACGAGGCCGTCGCCAATGGATTTGCCAGCCGCCTTGCCAGCACCAAGGCCGAGGCCAGTGCCTGGAACCTGTCTGCCTACGCCCGCGCCCCTAAAGCAATACATGCACCGGCACCCCCGGTACCAGAGCCACAGCCCGCTAACCACGCCACCGAAGAACACCGCGCAAGGCAACAGCAACGCCTGCAAACCGCCCTGCGCACCCGATCACTCTAGCGCTCTCGCGCAGTGAAACCCGGCCCACTTTTTAGTGGGCTTTTTTTTACCTATCTCAAAGGAAAGTACCATGAGCAAACTAGCTCAATTGCGCGAGCAACGTGAAGCCAAAGCCCGCGAAGCCAACGAACTCAACGCCAAATTCCCGGCAGACCAGCGTATGCCATCGGCAGACGCCTCCCGCCTGGATACCATCCTGGCCGAAGTCGAAGCCATTGATGGCGAAATCACCCGCGCCAACCGCGTGGCCCAGCTGGCCGCTGATGCAGACCCACAAGCCCAGCACCAACTCGCCCTGGAAGCCGCCACCCGCACGCCTGGTGCCCACCTCAAACAAGACGCAGAAGCCATCAAGGCATTCCTGCGCGGCGGCATCTCTGCCCTGTCCCAAGGCCAGCGCGAAGCCATGCAGTCCCGTGTCAACCCAGACATCAAGGCCGCCATGTCCACCACCACAACCACTGAGGGTGGCTACACCACGGCACTGGAATACCAGCGCTCCCTGGAAGCCGCCATGAAGTCTTTTGGTGGAATCCGTCGCGAAGCCACATCCTTCCAGACCGCCACTGGCGTGCAAATGCAGTTCCCAACTGCCGATGCAACTTCAGAGACTGGCGAACTGGTAGGCCAAAACACCGCAGTGGCATTGGGCGAAACCACCTTTGGCCTCACTGCGTTGGATGTCTACAAATACTCCAGCAAGAAAATCGCCATCCCGTTCGAGCTGCTGCAAGACAGCTTCATCGACATCGAGGCCTACATCCAGACCCTGCTGGCCACCCGCCTGGGTCGCATCACCAACAGCCACTTCACCACCGGCACCGGCTCCAGCCAGCCACGCGGTATCGTGACTGCTGCAGCCTTGGGTAAAACCGGCACTACGGGCCAGACCGGCACCGTCATTTATGACGATCTGGTTGATCTTGAGCACAGCGTGGACCCAGCCTACCGTGGTAACCCTGGCGTGTGCTACATGATGAACGATATGACCCTCAAGGTCCTTCGCAAAATCAAAGATAGCAATGGTCGCCCCATCTTCGTACCAGGCTACGAGCAAGGCAACCCCGGCGGTGCGCCTGACCGCCTGCTGGGTCGCCCCATCTGCATCTCGCAAGAAATGGCCACCATGGCAGCCAACGCCAAGTCCATCCTGTTTGGTGACCTGCGCAAATACATGATCCGCGACGTGATGGACCTCACCATGTTCCGCATGACAGACAGCGCCTTCACCCTATCCGGCCAAGTCGGCTTCGTTGCCTTCATGCGCTCGGGTGGCAACCTGATCGACGCAGGCGGTGCCGTCAAGTACTACGCCAACTCCGCCACCTAAAGCGGCCTGAACCCGCCTGGCAGCTACCCTTTGCTGCCAGGCGGGCTCTCCCAAGCATCGCTCCCAATCAAGGAACACACCATGGCAACTATCAAACTCATACTGGCCCTCGTGCTGGTAGACATACTGGCGCACGGCCTCAAGGCCGGTGTGCTGGTAGAGGCAACCCCCGACCTCATCAAAGCACTCTCCGCAGCTGGCCAAGTCGACTTTCACAAAGACGCAGTTGCCAACGCAAAAGCCAACGGCGTAGAAGTTGTGCGAAGCCAGTTAGAGCTGCAAGCCGAATGGAAGGCGAAAGATATCGAAGCCGCATTGGTAGAGATTGCAAAACTAGAAGACCTTCTCACTAAGGCTGACGAACAGACCAAGCCAGCCATTGAAAGCCAGCTGGCTGACCAGCGCCAAGCGCTTTTAGCGCTTCAAGCCTAAAAAACCATTTACGCAAATTGCTGCGCAATGCGCTGCACCCCGTAGCGCATTCCACAGACATTTTCAGGAGCAAATACCATGGCAACCGGCGACATCAAATGGTTTCAGCAAGCTGTGCTGGATCTGGGCAATAAGATCCACAACCTCAGCAGCGATGCCCTGCTGCTGGGTATCGTCACCAGTGCAGTGGCCCCCACCATGGCCACTGCTGCACCCCACTGGGGCGGCACCGGTACCACCAACTTTGCCACCAACCAGGTCGGCATTGGCGGTGGCTACACCGGCCCCGTTGCGCTGTCCGGGGTCACTTGGTCGAACGTCGCAGGCGTCATCACGCTGCGGGCCACGGATGTGGTCATCCCGCAAAATGCCGCAGGTTTTTCAAATGGTGCTTACGCCATCATCTACAACAACACTGATACCAATAAAAGAGCGATTGGATTCATAGAACTCAGCAATGCAGGCACATTGAGCATCGTGTCGGGTAGCTTCACCATCGACTTCCAGGGTGCTGGCACTGATGTGCTGCGCATCACACCTGCTTAAACGATGGCTCAAGGTATTACCACTGTTGATTTCGGAGCAAAGGCTACGGACAAGTCCGTGGCCGTATCCGCGCCCTCCATCACTGGTGGGCAACTGGTGGAAGCGTGGCTGTTTCCAGCGGACACAGCAAGCAACACTGCCGACAACCATATGTTTGATGACCTGCAAGTCACTGCAGGAAATGTGCAGGCGGGTGTCGGATTTACGATTTACGTCAAGTGCCGTACAGGGTTTGCACACGGCGTTTTTAACTTAGCGTGGGTATATAACTGATATGTCATCTTCATTAATCGGAAAAGACGGTAGCAACATTGCCAGCGTCACAAATGGTGTACCTGTATTTACAGGCGATGCATCCGCTTCCCCCGGCGGAGTGGGCGCTGTGCGAATGTTCTCCGAGAACGACGATGGCTCAGTGATGGGCGTGCCATACCTCAAGTCGCCAGAAACATCTACAGACTTCCGCTTGCGCGTGGGCATGGATACCATGCTATACGACCACACCCCTTCAGAGACTGGTGTAGACACATCGCGTATCAAGGTATCCGGTATTGCCACCATGACCACCACAATGGCTTCAGGCTTTATCGCCCTGAACGCTGGCGCTGCTGCTACCGCTTCGGGTAACTACGTTTCATGGACAACGAATAGGGTATTCCGCATTCGTGGTGCCAGTCAGTTGTATGTCGAGTTTGAAGTCAACTTGAACAACGCAACACTCATCACCAACCAGATTGCAGAGTTTGGCCTGTTTACGGCGGTGGCTGGTGTACAGCCGGGTGATGGCATCTGGTTCCAGCTTGACTCCGGTGGGTTGAAAGGCGTTATCAATTACAACGGCAGCATTACGCAGTCGGGTGTGCTGACAGCAGCATTCACGCCCAACAGAAACTACCACCTGACAATGGTTATCTCCGACAGCGATGTGGAGTTTTGGCAGGATGATGTGCTGATTGGAGAGATTCAAGTCCCCTCAGGACAGGCCTCCCCTTGCTTGACAGACTCTCTAGCGCTGACAATGCAGCAACGCAATGGCGGTATCGTTTCTGCTTCTGGTCAAGGTATCGTCAAGTTCGGCAATCTGGTTGTCACTGCTGGAGACCTGAACTACAACAAGCCATTCAGCTACCAAATGGCTGGCATGGGCCACATGGGTTATCAGGCGCAAGCTGGCGCAACTATGGGCACGACTGCTGCATTTGCCAACGCCACAGCAGCAACTACGGTAACGGGCGCAGCGCTATCACAGACTGTCACGCTTGCAACTGGACTCGGTGGGCAGATCGGTATCACCGCAGCCGTGCCGGGTATAGATGGCTTGGTGTTCAACTACACCAACCCAGCAGGCTCAGTGTCCCAGCCTCCGCGCAACCTGACGATTACAGGCATCAAGATCAGTTCGGTGAACATTGGCGCAGCGGTGGCGACAACACCAACAACAATCTCTTGGAGTTTGGCCTTCGGTGGCGCGTCTGCTAACTTGGCAGTCGCTGAAGCTGTGGCCCTCACAGCAGCATCGGTCAAGAGCTTCCGCAGGGTTCCCCTGGGTATTCAGTCTTGGGCTGTTGGTGCGGTGGTGGGTGCGAAAGACACCGACCTTTACATGCCCTTCGCAAGCCCCATCGTGGTTCACCCCGGCGAGATGGTTGCGCTGGTAGCCAAGTTCATCCAAGGCACTGCGACAGCATCACAGGTGATCTTCGTGAACGCCACCTATGACGCACACTTCGACTAATCCTAAATGTCACTGCTACTAGCACTTGTTGGCGGGGGAGGGGGCGCAGGAGATACGAGCGTCACCTGCAATGTGGCAGAGGCATCTGCGACAGGTGCAATCTCGGCATTGCCAGCAACCCTACAGATTGGGTTTGGCAGTGCTGCAGCCCAAGGAGTCCTGGCTAACCTCCCAAGGTCGGCAGTTGGCGTAGTGGCGGAGGCCAGTGCGCCTGGTATCACTGCATCGATCAACCGAACGCTTATTTGCACGGCGGGCGCATCTGCTGCGCAAGGTGCAGTGGCTCAGCTTCCAACTGCATTGCCGGTGGCGATTGGTACCTCCAGCGCCACTGGAATCGCCGCGAGCATTACGCTAGCAGGCGCATCAGTAATCAGCTGCTCTATTGGAAACGCCACGGCGACTGGAGCTTCCGGGCTGACAAATGTGTACTTGCCGGTAGCAGTCGGATCGGCAGCGGCTACAGGAGCGAATGCGTCCGTAAGTCAAAGGCTATTTGCCACCGTAGGCACCGCTGGCGGGGCTGGTGCAAATGCGCTTTTGTCAACCACCATTGCATCGATACCGGGATCGAGTAGCGCGCAAGGAGTGGTTGCTACGGTAACCCAATTGGCAACTGTGGCGTGCAATGTTGGTGGATCATCGGCTATCGGCATTGCATCGGTGGTTTCCACAACATTGAAATCAACCGTAGCATCCGCATCGGCTGTCGGAGATACCGCCGCCACAGGCTTACGTCTTGCAGCCAATTCAGGAGATGGCGCAGCAATTGGGTTGTTGGCACAACTTCAGCGCATATTTGGAGTGACCGCTGGTAACGCGATCGCCAATGGGGTGCAGTACAGGTTGCGTAGTAGTAACGATATTGTTCCTGGTGCATTGGTTGGCTTGCGCCCTGAAGTTGACACCGCCAGGGCCGAACGGTTTGGCGAAGATAGGCCGGTGCAAACAGGTTTTTCACGGCCCCCACGCATTGCAAGGACAACACGCTAAATGGCCCTCAAACTTATTACGCCAGCGACCGAGCTGGCTGTCAGCCTGGCAGATGTCAAAGCCCACTTGCGTGTGGATACGACGGACGAAGACACCCTCATCGCCGCGTACATCACGGCTGCCTCCGAGCTGGCTGAGCATGCCACCGGACGAGCGCTCATGCCGCAGACCTGGGAGCTCACGCTCGATGCCTTCCCCGAAGCGCTTGAGATCACCCGCCTGCCCGCCGCCAGCGTCACCAGCCTCAAATATTGGGATGCTGCCGGTCAGCAGCAAACGCTGGGCACTGATCTGTACACACTGGACAACACCGACGACTTCGGCCCCGCCTACGTGGTTCCGGTGTACGGCGGTGTGTGGCCCGACACCCGCGAGCAAATCAACGCAGTGGCCCTGCGCTACGTGGCAGGCTATGCGGCAGCTGCCAACGTGCCTGAAAGCATCAAGGCCTGGATCAAGCTGCAGGTGGGTGCCATGTATGAAAACCGTCAAGCCGAAGGCGCTGTGCAAACATATGCACTCGGCTATGCCGACCGCCTGCTAGACCGCTACAGGCTCTGGAATCTATGAGATTCGAGCGCCTCACCGAGCGTGTGGCCCTGCAGCAGCTCGGCAGTGCCCAAGACGCCTTGGGCCAGCCCATCAGCGCCTGGACCACCGTGGCCACCGTCTGGGCAGATGTCAAACACCTTAACGGCGCAGAAACTATCCGCGCCGGGGCAGACGTATCCACCGTGCAAGCCTCCATCCGCATCCGCTATGGCACTACCGTTGATGCCGGTATGCGCGTAATGCATGGCAGCACGGTGTACGAGATCAAGGCCGTGTTGCCCAACAAAAAAGAGTTTATCGATCTGGTCTGCGAGGTCATCCATGCTTAAAGTCGAATTCGATTCTTCTGGCCTTGAACTCCAGCTCGAAGCCCTGCAAAATAAATTTGCCAAAGCCGTGCGCCCCGCCGCCCAGGCTGGTGCACAGGTGCTGTATGACGAAGTTCGCCTCAATGCCCCCCGCAGCGAGAAGGCCCACTTCACCAAGGGCAAAAAAATGAGCTACCAGCCCGGCAACCTGCAGGCTGCCATCTACCAGGCCTACAACACCCAAGACAGCGTTACTGGACAGCTTGCCAGCTACACCATCTCTTGGAATAAGAAAAAAGCCTTCTATGGCCGATTTGTTGAGTTTGGCACCAGCAAAATGCCCGCCTACTCCTTCCTGCGCAAAGCGGGCGATGCCCGTATGGTCCAAGCCCTGGAAGCCGCCCATGCTGAACTGGTAAGGCGCGTGCAATGACGGTCGAAGCCTCTCTGTACACAGCGCTGTCCCCCTTGGTGGCGGGCCGGGTGTACCCCGACATTGCCCCCGCTGGTGTTGCGCTGCCCTACATCACCTACCAGCAGGTGGGCGGTGTAGCTCTGGCCTACCTGGACAAAACACCCGCAGACCGCAAAAACGGCAGATTGCAGATCAACGTCTGGGCAGCCACCCGCGCAGAGTCCACAGCCCTGATCCTGCAGGCAGAGACTGCGCTCACTGCCAGCACCAGTTTTCAGGCCAGCCCCATCGGTGCCCATGCCAATGACTACGAGCAAGACACCAAGTATTACGGAGCCCTCCAAGACTTCAGCATCTGGTCCGCCAGATAACCCTATGCACTAACCCATAAGGCCCCACCAGGCCACCCCACACAAAAGCCGCTTCCAGGCCCTCTGGAGCGGCTTTTTTGTTGCCCGATGAGGGCGTAACCCAGCACCACCCGGTGCTTTTTTTTCGTCCATTCCAAAGGAAATTAACATGGCAGCACGACTCCCCGACGGCGCGATTGTTTCTCTCGCCACCGCTTACAGCACAGCAAAAACCGTAACCGGTATCTCCAACGCCAACCCCGGCGTTGCCTCCTCCACCGCCCACGGCCTGTCCAACCTCGCGTTGGTCTCCGTAGTATCTGGCTGGTCCAACCTCAACAACCGCGTAGTGCGTGTGGCTGGCGTTGCAGCCAACACATTCAACATCGACGGCCTGGACACCTCCAGCACCACCCTGTACCCCGCAGGCTCCGGTGCAGGCTCGGTGCAAGAAATCACCCAGTTCACCCAGATCAGCCAGATCATGGGCTTTAGCACCAGTGGTGGCGACCAGCAGTTTGCAAACTTCTCCTTCCTGGAGCAAAACTTCGAAACCCAAATCCCCACCATCTTCAGCGCCCAATCCATTGCGCTAGACATCGCGGACGACCCCACCCTTGCAGGCTACATCGCATTGAAAAATGCGTCTGATGCCCGCGCAGTGCGTGCCCTCAAGATCGCCATGCCTGACGGCTCCTTCATCCTGTACCAAGGCTACGTTTCCCTCAACGAAACGCCCACCGTCAGCAAAGGCCAGGTCATGCAAGTCAAGGCCACCTTCAGCCTGCAAAGCCGCCCTGTGCGCTACGCGTCTTAATCGTTTTTTTTGCAACGGCCAGCCCACCTCGGTGGGCCTTTTATGCCCTCGGGTCGCTCCCGGTACAGGGCCTTTTTACCCAACTCCACAACGCATAAAGAAAGCCCATCATGGCAAAACTCGTACTCGGCAAAACGCCAAAAACCTTCAAACCCTTCGCAGTCAAATTTGAGCTGCCCGAGGGCGGAGACGACCAAATCATGGTCACCTTCAAATACAAAACCCGCTCCCAGTTTGCAGAGTTTCTCAACGAACTCATCACCGAATCCGGCCAGCCAAAACCCATCGATGGCGAAAAGATCGACTTTGTCGAAATCTTCAAAAAAGGTGGCGACAAATTGGTCCGCCACCTCTCCCCCGTGATCGACAGCTGGGACTTGGCCGAAGAAATCAACGCCGCCAACCTTGCTGCCCTGCATGACCAGGCACCGGCTGCGGCATCCGCGCTCACAGCGGCGTTTTCTGCGGCCTGCGCTGAAGGCAAATTGGGAAACTAAAGCAAGTGGCAGCGGCCCTGTATGCCGCGCCCGACAACGAGCAAGAGCTCGCCGCCTTTGGCTTCCTGCCGCAAGACTATGGCGATGAAGCCGTAGAAATCTGGCCTGAAAACCAACCAGCCGTCAACCTCTTCAGCACCGTCTCCACCCAGTGGCGCATGGGGCTGGGCGGGGCCAGCGGCCTGGACTACGGCGTGCTCTTCTCCCTGATGGACCGCATGGGCATTGCCCCTGCGGACCAAGTCCAGCTCCTGCAAGACGTGCGCGCCATAGAACTCGAAGCCCTGCCACTCCTCAACAAAAAGCCAGACAAAAATGACTGAACTCGCCAGCACCCTGCGCATCGATGCCGACGCCACTGGCGTCGAAGCCGGTGTTGCCACCGCCAAGCGTAGCATTGCCTCCTTGGGCAGCGCTGCGCGTGAGGCTGGCAAAGCCGGTGCGGACGGCCTGTCCTCTATGGGCGATGGTGCAGACGCATCCACCAAGAAAATAGAGGCCGCCACCCGCAACACCATCAACAGCATCCAGCGCCAGATCGCCGCGTTTGAGGCCGGTGGCACCAGCTCGCGTCAGTACCAGGAATCCCTGGCCAAGATGCGCGGCATCGATGTGTCTGCGCTCAAACCCTACCTGGACCAACTTGACGCAGCCAAGGCCAAGCACGCGGGCGGTGCGGACGCTGCCATCAACTTCAAAAACGCCATGTCGCAGGTCTCTGGCGGCATCGACCTGGCCAAGTCCTCCGCACTGGCCTTCGGCGCGGCCATGGCTGGCAGCGTCATTGCGGGCCTCAGCGTCAACGCCTTCAAAAGCCTCATCCTTGGCTCTGTAGAAAGTGCCGCCAAGCTGCACGATCTGGCCATCCAGACTGGTGCCACGGTAGAGGCCCTGTCTGGCCTGGGCAGCATCGGCAAATTCAGCGACGTGGGCGTGGACCAAATCGCCACCTCCATGAACAAGCTCGCCAAAAACATGGCAGGCGCTACCGAAGAGAGCAAAGGCACCGGCAAAGCCCTGGAGGCCATTGGGCTGGACTTCAAGCAGTTTGCTGCACTCTCCCCAGAAGACCAAATGCAAGCGGTGGCCAGCGCCATGGGCGGGTTTCAAGACGGTGCTGGTAAGTCTGCGGTGGCCATGGCGCTGTTCGGGAAAGAGGGGGCCAAGATGCTCCCGTTCTTCAAAGACCTGGCCGATGTCGGCGGCATTGCAGCCAAGGTCACCACCGCGCAAGCCGCCGCTGCCGACAACTTTTCCGACAACCTAACGCGACTCAACGCCACCAGCAGCGCATGGCGAAAAGAACTGGCCATGGGCATGATCCCTGCGCTCAATCTTGGAGTGCAGGCCTTTGTAGATGTAGCCAATGGTGCTGGCGGTATGCGCGAGACCGTGCGCGGCCTATCCAACGATGGCTCACTCACAAGCTGGACTACCAGCGCCATTACCGGCCTCACCTACCTGATGGATGTATTTGCCGGTGTCAAGCGCGTGCTTTGGAGCATTGGCGAATCCATTGGTGGCATCGCCGCCATCATTGCCGACAGCTTTGGCACTGCTGGTGAGGTCATTGCAAAAGTGCTGCGCGGCGACATTGCGGGTGCATTCGCCGCCAATGAAGCTGCAGGCCGCCGTCAAAGTGCGATGTGGTCCGAGCTCAAAACCAGCATTGATGCCGCATGGACTGACCAGACCACTGGTCAAAAAATGCGCCAACGCATGGAAGAACTCAACAACATTGGCACGGTAGCTGTTGAGACAAAGAAGAAACTCAATTTTGTAAACCTGGCTGACAAAGCAGTTCGCGCAGAGCCCAAAGACGCAGAACTGGCCACCATGCAGTCGCTCATCAAGGCCACCGAAGATCGCATTGCTGTGCTGCGTGAGCAGGCCACAGTTATGTCGCCGCTAACGGACGGTGAAAAAACGCTTGCCAAGCTGTTGGCAGCCAGCACCGAAGGCTATTCAAAAGCCGCCATCGCGGCCCGCGAACACGCCAAGGCACTTATTGAAGGTGAAATCTCCCTCGAAAAAGCCGCCGCCGCTCTCAAAGCCCAAGACGACTACATCAGCAAACTTGGCACCGCTGGCAGTGCAGAACTCAAACGCCTTACCGACCTGGTAGCCAAACAGGAAGACCACAACTTCGCAATTGGCAAGACCAAAGAACAAGTCGAGGCTTACCGCCAGTCAGTCGAAGAAGCCGCTACCGTCCAGCTACAAGCCCAGGTCGATGCCGTAGAGGGCTGGCTCGCTGAGCAAACAGAGGCCAGCAAGGCCGTGGATATTTACCAGGAAGTTCTCAAAAACCTCCAAGACCAGATCAAGGCCCGCAAAGACCTCGCCCGCCTGTATGGCCAGGGCGCAATGGCTGAGTCCCAGCTTGCTGTCGAAAAAGAAATCACCGCCGAGCGCAAACGCGGCTGGGAAGCCACCGACAACCTGGCCCGCAGCGTATTCACTGCATGGGCTGAAGACGGCAGCAATGCAGGCAAAAAGATAGGCGACACGCTCAAGAAAGCTCTGCTCTCTGCCATTTACGACGCCACCATCAAGCCGCTTGTCTTCCAGATTTACGCCAACGTATTGGGCCTCAATACAGGCGGTGCGCAGGGCGTAGCCAGCAGCCTGCTGGGCGGCAACAGCGGCTCCAGCATGATCAGCAGCCTCATGCCCAACCCGCTCACGGGCGTAACTTCTGCAGCCACGGGCGCATTCAGCGCAGGCTCCACACTCAGCGCCGCTGGCATGGGCAGTGAGGCATTCTCTGCGGGTGTCACCATGATGTCCGAGGCCACTGGCATGAGCAGCTTTGCCGCTGGGGCCGGTCAGGCACTTGGTGCCATGGGGCCTGCCGGTTGGGCTGCATTGGCGGCCATTGCCATCCTGAGCATGGGCGGCAAGGCGTTTGAAACCAAATACGGCGGCACCTACGACACCTCTGGCCCGGACAACTCGATCAAAAAGATTTACGGCCCCGGAACGGGCGGTGAGTTTGGCGATAAATACACCCAGCTTGCCATCGCCCACAGCCAAAACAGCACCAACCAGGTGTTGGCCCGCCTGGGCTCCAAAGACCGCGTTGGCTACTGGGCCGCAGGCGCAGAAACCAGCCAAGAAGGCCAGGGCTTTGCCTTTGCCGGTGGCAAGCTCACCAGCGGTGCAGCCTTTGGCACATCGCTGGGCAATGGCTACCTGCAAAACCGTGGCAACAAAGACGTAAAGCAAGCCATGGAAGACCTGCAGCACGAAAGCCAGGTGGCAACGCTGGCCGCGATCCAGGTGGCAACCGGCGTGCCAAAGAACATTGCAGACACCCTCAAAGGCCTCGACCTCACCGAGCACTGGAAAGAATCCATCGTTGGCGTGGAGCAGGCCGCCATCACCATGGTGGGCGCACAGGGCGAGCTCATTACCCTGCAAGAGGCTACCCATGCCGTGACCACGCGCACACTGGAGCTGGGCAGCCTGAGCAAAGAAGAGCTCAAGAAACTCATGGATGTCATCACGTTCCAAATGAACATGATGGACATGCCGTTCAAAAACCTGCAGACCGTCAGCGCCGCAGCGGCGCAGGGCCTGGCAGACGCAGCGGGCGGGTTTGACAAACTCAATAGCTCCCTGGGTAACTACTACAACCTGTTTTACTCAGACGCCGAGCGCAATGCCCGGTCCATGAAACAGATGTCAGACGAATTCGACACCTGGGGCGTCAAGATGCCCCAGTCAAAAGACGAATTCCGCGCCCTGTTTGAAAGCATTGACCTCACCAGCGAATCTGGCCGACGCGCTGCTGCCCGGTTGTTGGAAGTGGCCCCCGCGTTCGCGGCACTTGCCGACGCGGCAGAGGCATCGCTGGCCCGCATGCAAGCCGCAGCCGATGCCGCCCAAAGCGACCTCACCCGCGCCCGCCAAAACGTGATCGACGCACAAGCCGCTATCGACAAGCAAGTGGCCGCCCAAGCTGCGGCCCAGGCTGCTGCGCTCAAAGAGGCGCAAACCTTCCTGGCCGGTGCCAGCACCAACATCCGCCAGTGGCTGGACCAGCTCAACAGCACCGATGCCGGGGGACTCTCCGCTGACCAGCAGCGCACCAACGCCTGGGCCGCGCTGCAAACCCAGTACACCCTGGCCCAAGGTGGCAGCCGCGATGCGCTGACCGGCATCACCGGCTATGCCGACACCTACATTGCCGCTATTAAAGCCAGCAGCAAGAGCGCGGCAGAAGAGGCCGCGGCCATTGCCAAGGTCAAGGCCCAAGTGGGCAACCTGCCCAACCAGGTGTCTGCAGAGCAGTTCATTGTCAATGCCATCAACGACAACGGCGCGGCCACACTGGCAGAGCTGGAGCGCCTGCGCCAGGTCAAGATCGTGGCCGAGCTCACGGTAGCCGCCTACAGCGAAATCACCAAGCTCATCAGCTTTGTCACCAACACCGACAAGCTGCCAGACGACTTGAAGCAAATCGCCCTGGCAGAGTCCAGCACCATGGCCAAGACCATTGAGCTGGTAGCCAACTCCAACAACCTCACGTTTGAGGAAAAAACCGCCATCCTGCAAGGCAGCAGCGAGGCCACCCGCTTGATCAACCTGGCGCTGGGCAGCGACCTGCCAGACGAATACAAACGCCTGGCGCTCAAGACCTACGACAACATCACTAAGGCGGTGTCGTTCACCGTTGAAAACATTCTTGATCCCGTGCAGCGCCAGTTAGCGCTGAGCACCACGGGCGAAGTGCTCAAAACCATCAAGGCCGCAGCGGGCACCATGGATGCCAACGCGCTCAAAGTGGCAGCGGCGCAAAGCGACACGGTCAACAAAACCATTCAGGCCAGTGGCGGGGTGCTCACGGACGATCAGCGCAAGCTGCTCTCAGACATCAGCAGCTACAACAAAGAGATCCAGCTCATCATCAGCAGCGGCAGTGCCAACAGCGTGGAATCCTTCATGCAGGCGCACTTTGGCACCAAGCAGATCGACGTGGTGGTCAACATGCTGGGGGGAGACGCCAGCGCGCTGGTGGGCGGGTATGTCAACGATTTGCTAAGCAAGGTGCGCTCGGGTGCCATGACAGAAGGGCAGGCCGTAGCCAACGCCTACACCTCCGCAACCCGTTACCACGTCACCCAGCAAGACATTGCCACCGCCACCGGTTACAACCTGGCAGACATCCAGGCCATGTTTGACCGCTACAGCATCCCCCGCTTTGCGGTGGGTACCGACTTTGTGCCTAGAGACATGCTGGCCATGATCCACCAGGGCGAGCAGATTGTGCCCCGCGCCTACAACCCCCACGCCAATGGCATGGGCGGCAATGGGGCATCTGGCCAGCAAGCTACAGCCCGGTTTGAAGAAGCCATGGCTCGCATCCAGGACGACAACCGGCGCATCAACATTGCAGTGGTCACTCAGTTGCAAGAAATCAAGCGCATCCATAAAAACTGGAACACCCAGGGCATGCCACAACCCCGCACGGAGGCCATCACCGTGGCAACCCCAGCATGAGCGACATACCCCGCATCATCGTGCCGGTGGCGATCACCCCGGCCATGATCAACTACTGCAACGTAGACGATCCGCAGCTCACGGGTGATAGCCCAGACCCTGCCGTGTATGCCGCTGGCACCACTTATGCCTCTGGCGCACGCGTGTCGGTGCTGAGCAACCACATGATCTACGAGAGCGCCCAGGCCGGCAACGTGGGCCACGACCCCACTACGGATGCCACCGCCACCTGGTGGACGCCCGTAGTGGCCACCAACCGCCACCGCATGTTCGATACCAAGTCCACCAGCAGCACCTCGAGCATTGGTGGCATAGACCTTACGCTGGCCGTGCCCCAGGCCTTCAACGCCCTGGCGCTGATCAACGTGGTGGGAGCCCAGGTGCGCGTTACCCGCACGGACCCCATTGAGGGCGTGATTTATGACAAAACCTTTGTCATGCAAGAGCCTCCCAGCGAGGCGGACTACTACGCCTATTTTTACGACCCCATCGTCTACCGCAGCCTGCTGATCGTGGACGACCTGCCCACCTACGTGGGCGCGGACCTGCGGGTACAAATCATCACCGCTGAGGCCGCAGTAGCCAGCGTGGGCGTGCTCATTTTGGGGCGCATCCGCACGCTGGGCGATGGCGTCAAGATGGGTGCCCGCATTGGCATGGATGACT